AGCGTCCGTATGCTCCGCAGAAGCTTTCAAAGTCACTTTTGCCCAGCAGGAAAAAGCTTCGTCCCATACAGCAGTGTGATTGCCGATTTCATCAATAACAGTTCTATGCTCCAGAATGGTGATTCGCTGATTGAGTGTTCCGATTTCCATTACATCACACCCTCTCGCTGTGCAAACAGCATGGCACGAAGCGTTAACGTCAGCTTGGAAAAGTCTGCGGTATTGCGGTTTTCATAGAGATAGGAAACCGTGTAGAGCATTGCTGTCCGTACCACATCTTCGTTTTCTGAAAAGCGTTCCTCGTCCATTCTTCCCACATCCATTACCAGCTGTTTTGCAGTTGAAATAAGGGAGAGAAGCAATGTATCATCATCTTCAAAATCAATCCGCAGATACTGTTTGACTTCCTGTAAAGTTACCACCCACTCTAACCCCTTTCTCTGATTACGCTTTCTTGATGATGAGTGTCTTGATCGCTTCCGGAAGAATCAACTTGCCGTCCAGTCTCTGACTTGCAAGGAAACCAACTTGACCTGTCATAGCAAAGAGTTCATTCAGTCTCTTGAAAGAGCGTCCCTGTCTGTCAGCTACCCAGTAATAGCTAAAGTCACCGAATGCCATACACTTGTTGCCAGCCTTGATTTCCGGCACATAGCTGAATGTCTTGTAAGGACGATTGAGGATTGTATCCGGAACACCAGCCTGCACAGACGGACTCCAGATGTAATTGCCTGTGTTGTCCTTCAACTTGCGAAGTGCCTTAACCGTAGAATCATTGAGCACCCACACCGCCTTTTTGCGGTACGGGCTTCTCAGAGAATAGAAGAGTTCCATCACATCATCAAATGTAATGCTTGCACCTGTGGTGGAAGTGCCGTCTTCCGCACCGCCTGTAGCATTAAAAATGCCGGTCGGTTTGCCCTTGCCATCACCAACGAAGAAAGCCTCTTCTTCCTTCGCACCGATTCTTCTTGCAAACTCCTTTGCAATGTATGACGGCAAATCAAATACAGAATCGTTAAGGAGTTCTTCGGAGATCTTGATCGCTGTTCCAAGCTTATATGCGGAAAGCGATGCCTGTCCGAAAGTATCATCAGAAAGAGAATACTGCTGTTCTTCGTCCATCCAGACAGCCTCACCCTTGGAAGTCACAATTGGAATCTTGCGGTCGCCGTTGGAAGTTTTGATAACTGTTGCCATCTGGCGGAAAATACTCTCTTCCTCCAACTCTTCCACCAGTTTTCGTTCAAACTCATCTGGAACAAGATAGCCGCCCTCTGCATCTGTACCAATGTGCAAATCATCATGGACATCGATCCAATTGCGATTTCTGACGCTGTTCCAGAATGCTTTTTTGTAAGTATCGCTTGCTGTACCTGTCTTTTCAGTTACATTCGGAGTTGCGGGTTTTCCGAGAACAGGAGTGGAAGTTGCCTTGTTCATTTCAGCTTCGATTTCAGCCTGTCGTTCCAGACGCTGAATTTCCTTGCCAAGGTCAACAATTGTCTGTTCCATTGCATCGTAAGTCTTGGAATCTTCCTCACTGAGAACACCGTTTGCATTTCTCTTGCTGTCGAGAAAATCACGGGCAGTGTCCCAAGCCTTCTTTCTCTTTTCTCTGAGTTCCTGAATTGTCATAGCCATAGTTAAAATCCTCCTTAGTATTTCAGTAATGCCAGTCTTTTTTCAAGCTGGTCAATGGGTGTGCCTGTAACAGATTCTGCTGATGCAGATACTTTGGATAAGAATGCAGATAGATTCTTCGATTTGGAATAAGTCATTGCAGTCAGTGTATCTTCTTTTTCTTCTTCATCCTGTTCTTCCTCTTTGGGAACAACAGGCATTTTCTTCTTTGCAAAAAGAATCCCGTCCACAAATCCCATCTCATGTGCTTTTTTCGCATTGAGCCATGTTTCATCGGACATCAGCTTTGCAATCTTGTTTCTGCTGAGGTGGGACTTGGTTTCGTAGGCGTTGATAATGCTCTCTTTGACTTCATCGAGCAAGATGATAGCTTTTTCCATATCTGCCTTGTTTCCCATAGCACAAGTGCTGGGATCATGGATCATCATTAGGGCAGTTGGTGCAATTAAAGTTTCATCGCCTGCCATTGCCACAACAGAAGCCGCTGATGCAGCAATACCGTCAATTTTCACGGTAACCTTGCCTTTGTGATTTTTCAGCATGGAATAAATCTGACTTGCAGCGAACACATCGCCGCCCGGCGAGTTCAGCCAGACTGTCAAGTTTCCGCTGACTTTTGAGAGTTCATCACGAAACAAAGCAGGTGTCACTTCATCGCCCCACCAGGTATCTTCAGAGATAGGGCCATTAAACAAAAGCTCTGTTTCCGATGTATCTTCGTTTTGGATAAAGTTCCAGAATTTCTTCATTTGGTTTTCTCCTCCTTTTCTGAATTTTGATTTGCAAACGCTCCTGCATCTGCGAGTTTAGTAAAGCTGCCATTTACGAGGTACAGATTTCCGCCCTCTTCGTCTGAAAGCATATTCATATCTTCAAGTTCTCGGATGTCATTCGCTGACATCCAGCCGTTTTGTCTTGCGGTAGCATAGCCTTGCATTCTGGAAGCATAGTCGCCACGCAGAAGTCCGTCCACATTGAACTTCACGAAATACTGTCCTTTTTCAGAATCAGAAAGAAGTGCTTTTTGTAAGGACTGCTCCCATCGGACGATCCAAGGGTCAAGGCTGTATTTCACGAAATCAAGGGATAAATGCTCTACGTTACTGAATGTTGCATGGTCAAGGTCACCGATCATATGAAGCGGCACTCTGTACATTCTTGCGATTTCTTCAATCTGAAACTTTCTGGTTTCCAGAAACTGTGCTTCATTATTCGGAATTGCAATGGGTGTGAACTTCATGCCCTCCTCCAAAACTGCGACCTTGTGGGCATTTCTTCCGCCATAGGCTCTCTGCCACGCATCACGCACACGTTCCGGATTTTTGATCACTCCGGGGTGTTCTAACACACCACTTGGTGAAGCACCATTTCCGAAAAACGATGCCCCATATTCCTCGCAGGCAATAGAAATGCCGATTGCATTTTTCGCAAGTGCAATCGGCGAGTATCCGACCAATCCATCGAACCCAAGTCCTGGAATATGCAGAACTTCATCAGCATAAAGAATGATGTCGCCCTGTTCTTTCAGATTCGGATTTGCTTCATCGTAACGGCTGTAAATGTATATCAGGCGGTTTTTCTCATCACGGTCAACCTTCATTTTGTCAGGCATCAGAGGATACAATCCTAAAACATCACCTCTGCCGTTTCGGATAATCTGTGCATAAGCATTGCCGTAAATCAGAAGGTGAGACATTAAGGTTTCTCGGAATACGAAGGATGTCATTTCTGGATTTGGCTGATCGTGGAGTAAAAAATAAAGCGGATGCCGTGGCACTCGCTCTTTTCCGCTATCGTTGTATTTGTACAAATGCAGTGGCAGCTGTGCAATCGCTTCTGACAGCACACGCACACAGGCATAAACCGCAATATGCTGTAAGGCTGTTCTGTCGGTGACTCTTTTTCCTGCATTGCTTCTGCCGAAAAAATATGTGTATGACGGACTGTCATAGCTGTTTTGAGGCTTATCTCTGGACTTGAACAGTCCGCTGAAAATACCCATGAAATCACGCTCCTTTCTGATGATTGCTTTTTCTGGAAAAACGTGATATAATATATACATATCTTATGCGTATTTAAGATAAAATTGGTATTAATGGAGATGATAAAATTGAAAAAATGTGTTTATTGCGGTGCAGAAATCATAAAGCCTAGTCAAGAACATATAATTCAAAATGCAATAGGTGGCTTGCTGGAATCCGGTGATATATGTTGTGAGACATGTAATAATGAAGTTTGCAGCAAAATAGATGCCGAATTCACCTCAATTTTTAATGCTATAATTTCAAAAATCCCGAATATGGAAAAGAGTAATAATAGAAAATCTAAACCAAAGTGTACTGGAAAGGCTATATGTGATGGAGTTCTGTATGATGTTATAATAAAGAATGGTAAAGTAGTTGCATGCCCAGACTTAAGTAAAAAAGAAAAATGCAGTATTTCTCAAAAAAATTTTGAGATTGTAGCTTACGATTTCCCTATCAGTAATAGGAGTTTTCGAGATGGGTTCAGTAAGATAGCTCTAAATTTTGCTTTGTCTCAAGGAATAGAATTTGAAGATATTTCTTCTGGTGTTGATATAACCAAAGATAAAAACAACAGAGTTGAAAAAATAAGATTCAATTATCCCATGTTTCCATTTGTTCCATTAAACACAGTAGATGAATACTTGGAATTGGAAAAAGAAATAGAATTGTATCATAATCTCATATTGTTTAGCCAGGAAACAAACCTGTGGTGTTACATAGACCTATTCAACACATTTCAGTATTATGTTTTGTTGTCTGACAAATGGCACAAACCGCATATCCATAAGAATTATATGCAGATGATTCAGCGATTGAATCGTGAAAATCCAGAAATATATTTACGGAGAACAAAGGACATTCTCTTGTACGCAGACTTCTATAGAGTAGAACCTTGTTGGGATGTAGATAAATTCAAAAGAAGAATAAATGAAGTTGTCAGGTTATCATCTAATAAAATAAGCATGAAAGATAAAATATCAGAAAGGTTTTCTGGATATTTAGCATATTGCATTAAGAAGTATGGAACTGAAAAAGAAAGTCTGATTGACCCACTTTCAGTGATGTTGTATTTCGACGAAGACGATACATTAAAAGAAAATACATTTAGAACAACTACAATTTTGGACTTTGAAAAACGAGAGGTAGCATCGTACCCACTGTCTCTAATGAAATTAATAGAAGCAAATAAAATTGATCCTAAGGAGTATACATTTGCTAAATTTGAAAGACTGAATCTGTTATTACTATCCCTTGGAAATGAAGATGATTTAATTATAAAATAAGCATCTCCCTCAAATCATAAACCGACTCATCCGAAACACATCCACAGCGAATTGCACGGTCAAGAGCCATAATCATGGCAACCGCACCGTCAATCTTCTCTGTGGATTTTTCTTTGTCC